CTCCCGTTAATTTTTAGAATCTCTCCAGATTGTAAAAATTATACTTTTCTTTTCAACTGAAACACGTGTTCGACGACGATACTCGCACCCATGAACGTCAAAATCGCGTTATCGTATTGAAACCCATACGCCACAAGCACGAAACCCCAGATAAACGCCAGTAGGTCCGTCACGGGTGCCGCCATGTAACTACAGTTAGACTCGGTTGGTAACGATGCCTCCATGATTTGATAATATGCGTACCCAGCGATGGTGGATAATACCAATGCATACACGTGCTTACTCATGTGATAACCCCACATAAAAAAATAACCTCAATATATATAAAATGTCTGGTGGTATTGCCCAACTCGTCGCCGTCGGTGCCCAGGATGCCCATCTCGTCGGTCAACCCGAAGTCAGCTTCTTCCGCTCTAACTATCGTCGTCACACAAACTTTGCCCAAACTGTGGAACGCCAAGTGCTCCAGGGTGTTCCATCCACCGGTGGTATCTCTACCGTTCGTTTTGAACGCAAGGGGGATCTCCTCGGTTACTGCTACATTACGCAACGTACCCCAGTTGCGCTCACCAACACGCAATGGGTGAGCCGAATCAAGAAGGTCGAACTTCTGATCGGTGGACAAGTCATTGACGAACAAACCTCTCACTTCTCTCAATACATTGCGCCAGTCACAATGGCTCAAAACTACTCCAAGTCTGTCAGCGCGGGTGCCGCCGCCCCATGGGCCTTCTACCCACTCCACTTTTCGTTCTGCGAAAACTGGCAATCTGCGATTCCATTGATTTCGCTCCAATATCACGATGTGGAATTGCGTATCACATGGAATGAACCAAGTGCGACTGACTATGAAGTTCACGCGCAATACATTTATTTGGATACCGATGAACGCACTACTTTGGCGGGTACTCCACAAAACATGATCATTACACAAACCCAGCGCGCCGTCCAATCCAATACCGCCATCCAAGAAGTCAACTACAACCACCCAATCAAGTATCTCGCGGCTTACAACCCAAACAACCTTGATTTCATTAACAGTAAGCTTCGATTGCAAATCAATGGTACCGATGTCACTGATGCTAAGCCAGTGAACCCACACTACACCGTGTGCACTAAGTACTACCACACCACTTCTTCCGAAATTAGAGGTAGCGATGAAACCATGTTCTTGTATCCATTCTGCCTCGAAACCTCCAAATCTCAACCAACTGGATCCCTCAACTTCAGCCGACTGGATTCAGCTCGTTTTGTGATCGATTCTGATAGATTCGATGCCGACATGTATGCCGTAAACTACAACATTTTGCGCATTGAAAATGGTATGGGTGGTCTCATGTACTCGAACTAAATTTATTTACACACTAATAACAAATGCTTTGGAAGTATTTGTTTCTTCTAGGATTTGTATTTGTACTCACGTATGACCCCAAATCCAGGACACTAGAAAAATTTATCTCCCCAGTTAACCAGGAGGAAGCTACTTAAAAAAATTCAACGTTTCTATTACACAAAAGTATGATCTCTTTTGACAGAGAAACACTCATGATCGTGGCCATTGTCGCATGCATTGCGGCTACGGTATACATGTACAAAGAATACACGAAGACTAAGAGTGACATCGAAAGTATCAAGGGTTTCTGTAATAAAATCGTTCAAGCGCACACACCATCTCCACAGCCACAGCCTCCACGTCAAGTGACGGAAGAGGAATACGAAGATGAAATTGAAGAACCAGTCCCCGTCAATAAAGTTGTTGCCGAGTCCCAAGATAATTAACATCTCAGACGATTATAACTTGCGACATCGCAATGAAAAAATATAAATCGATCGCAGTACCGGTAACATTTACGGGAGATAAACCAAGGTTCCTCACAGTAAGAGATAAGCGCTTTAAAGACTGGATATTCGTGACCGGAGGGTGTCGCAGAAGAGAAATCTTCAATCCAATTCGCTGTGCTCTTCGTGAACTCGAAGAAGAAACTCGTGGTGTGGTTTCTTTAAAGAAAGGCGAATATACAGAATTTAAATTTACAGTAAAAGAGAGTCCAACTGTCGACCTCGAATATAATGTGTTTATATTTTTCGTAAACTACACAAAACCAGAACAAACTGAACTCATAAAAAAATTTAATGATGAAAAACAAAAAACAATAGCTAAAAAAATACAAAAACAACCAATTAAAAGAACACACGACGAAAATGATTTTATGGCATTTGATACACTCCAAGAATTCAAATCTAAAAAACAATGGGAGCGCATTACGAAGAATGTTCTCGAAAACCCCGAATTCTACTCGTGTGTTACATCTTTGAATAGAAAATCCTTTGCTATTAAATAATGAAGTCTAAAAGCTACATTTTAATGCAAATACACGACTTGCTCGTAAACAGGCATTCATACACACCAAAAAGAGCAAATATGTATATTGAAGAGCATAAAGATGATAAAGTATACGAATTGCTGGTTTTAAAAAAGAAACTCAATGAGGATGAACCTCAGTGTCCAGATGTCTCTTACAGGAGAAGCATGTGGAGAAGCTTCGAAGACGATGAAGAAGATTAAAAGAAACAGTCTAAATAATGGTAAGTATGTTCAAGGAGTGGTGCAAAGAGCATGGCTTTCTTGGAAAGAACCCCAATCCATCACACGTGTTCATGGACGGTGGAATATTGTCCGTACCGTTTGATAGATTGACAGAATTTTATGAAAAGTATGTGGAAGCGGTGAAATCAAATGAAAAGGTGTTCCTCGTAGAACAAAAAACAGTAGATGCGTACAACTTTTTTGTAGATCTTGATTACAAAGATGACGATCCCATGACCATCGAAGAAGTCCAACGAGTGTGTAAAGTCATATGCGACAAGGTAAGTAAATACGGTGGAAAAGATGCACTCGTGTGTGTATCTAAACCAAAAAGAGTAGATGATGTGATAAAAACGGGTGTTCACATAAATTGGCCAAATTTCCCAGTAAATAGGTCATCAGCTTTAGCTCTTAGAGAACACGTAATAAACACACTAAATCTCGCATATGGATCAAAAGATTGGAATGACATTGTCGATTTATCTGTATATGGGAGTAGTGAGAGAAACACGCGGGGTAGTGGATTTAGAATGCCATTTTCACACAAGTGGGTGACACATAAAGAATGTGGCGGCAAAGGGTGTGATGGTTGCAATAAGGGGAAGGAAACGCAGGGTGAATATCTACCCATTTTTGTATACAAACATGGACCTCTCGCGATGTTTCAAAATATATCACCTGAACCCACACTCGAAACCATGCAAATGGCGACATTGAGAACCGAGTGCAAAAATCCAAAGATCATAGAGGGTGTACGCACAAAAGTCGAAGGAAGTTTCACAGCAAACCAAACAAAGGATGAATTAAAAGATCCAGAAACGTGTGCACTTTTAGAAACATTCATTCGAAAACATATGGAAGGGCAAATGAACGCTCGGATCAAAAATGTATACAAGGAAAAAAATAGCTACTTGGTCGCTACTACATCGAGATATTGTGAAAACACGAAACGTGCACACGGATCCAATCACGTCTGGTTTCATGTTCTAGGAGACACGATATTTCAAAAATGTTTCTGTAGATGCGAAACCATGAAAGGGCGTTTTTATGGTTTTTGCAAAGACTTTTCTGGTAGAAGACACCAACTTCCAGATAATATAGTAGAAAAACTACAAGTCACAAAATATAAACCCCCACCAAAGAAAAAGACACAAGAAAAACACAAAGAAGATGTAAAAGGTGACCTAGAAACATACATCAAAAAATATATGGTCAAAGATGATAGTTTTGAAATTCACAGAATCGATTCCCTAAAAGGAAAAAAGAAAAGTGTTTCCACAAATCACGTATGTCCAGGGTGTTCCACGTTATCTACATTTTCCATAACAAAAGATGAAATACAAAAAATGTGCAAGTGTTCAAATAGAAAGCACAGGCTTATAGATAAAATACTATCTAAATTATAAATGTTTGCTGTCATATTCTTAATCGCGGTCATTTACATGTCGTCCAAAATGGTAAAGTGTGTGGGTGACCCAGACGTTTTGAATGGGCTCATCAAAGAAACACACAAATATTCAGGTATTAATGGCATTTTGTACAGGGAGTTTCTCGCAAACATAAACATGGCCAGAGAATTTAAGGGGCATGAAGATATTTCAAAGAAATTACTAGAAAGAGCAGTCCAAAATCTGGAAGAACTCGCACTTTACACGACTGCCACGGATACACCGGTATCAGAAGAAATAAACGAAATCATAACAAAAATCATCCTAGAATTTGAAAACATATATAGAAGGACTTAAAGATGTAATGACTATATAATATAAATGTCTTCCATTAGAACACGCTCAGGGCGTATT